TTGTGCATTCAACTATTGGTGGCATTCAGGAATTTGGATTCCTTGGATATGGCACGAATCAAACGGTATTAGACAACACGACTGGAACTATTAACGTTCAAGTTGATGTTGAAGATTTTGACGAACTTAACCAGTGGGATTCAGGTACGTATGAATTTACTGCAGCTAATGCAGCAGTGCATGCGTACATATTAGATTTGGCGATTACGATAACAAATAACGTTGACAGAATTCCATTGTACGTATTGGTTGAATATTGGGACGGTGCAACATGGACCGAAATTGAACGGATTCAAGTTGAAGGACCAACATTTCCGACATCAATAATTGAAGTGCGTGGATCACATCCATTGTTGGCATCAGACAAACTTCGGTTTGTATTTGAAAAAACAGATGCATCAGCTGACATTACAAGTGTTGTTACAACATGCAGTATTGATCCGTCGCAACAAGGTGAAATACAAGAAGGTGAAGTTGTGCAGCTTGAACCGAATTTGCCAGCTATAAAGCAAATCGATTTGTTCAAGTGGTGTTTTCAAATGTTTAACTGGGTGATTGATGTAAACGGCAAAATGATGCTATCCATTTGCGGATCATCAAAGAAACTTGTTACTAACGTGTAACCGTTATCAGTACAAATTTGCTTGATTAATCGACGCAAGTAAACTGCTGGATATAAATCAATTACGTTTATCAACGGAACTTCACCAGTCCCAGGCAATGTGCGTGTAAAGAATTGGCCATAGTCAATTATCGGATAAACATAATCAGATTCAACATAAATCGGATAAACACCGTCCCAGGTGTCAAAGATTGTTGTATCGTAAACGTGTTGCAAGTCTGATAAATTCAAATCTTGCAATGTCTTTGTTCCGCTAATACCTTTAAATTTCGCAAGGTCTTTGTAACAAAAAAATTCAATTTCTTGTTCATTAGCTAAAATCAACTGGCACAAACCTGAAAATATCAGTTCGCGGTTTTCTTCAATTCGAATATTGTGTTTAACATATTTATCAAACTGATTAAATCCGTTGACGTCAAATGCAAATCCAAACACTTTTTCATTTAACTCGGTGCGTGGCACTTTAATAGTTTTAGATTTTGAACCACTTCTGTTGTTTAAGTTCTTAATATCAACCAGCGCATATGTAAGTGGAATGCTAACATCATCTTGGCCCAAATCAATCTGAACATCATCAATGTATATTTCGGTATAGTTCATCGCGTTTGAATGTTTATGTCGTATGCATATCTGATTATAAATCGTACAGTGTAATCCTGGCTGAAAGTATCGTTAACTACGATTGAACTGTTTGTTACTTCAACTGGATAATATTCGCCACCTTCACGCACCATTACATCAATTGAATCTATTATTTCCGATCGCAACCATTCTGCCGTAGTTCTATCCTTACACTTATGGACAACGGTTAACGACTTACGCGACATGTTTTGTCTGTTGCCGTAGATTCGATTTGGACTACTGAAGTTTGTACGCTTTGAATATTCAATCGGTGTTACACGATTAACAACGCGTTCATCAATTGGGAATCCAGTAAACACCCACGAATCACGTCCGCCAAGTTTATTAAGCCAGTTTACTTCAACTTCATTTGCAACACATTCGTCATCGTATATGAAGGTACGTGTTTCAGTCAATTCGGTTGAATCGTTTGAGTACATGCTTACATCATCAACTGCTACTGCTGAATAGTTGCCGCTTGACACCGATATGTAAACACGATCTGTTGTTGCGGTAAATGTTACATCGTGCAATTCATATTCTTCGCTGGTAATTGGAAATGTTTCGTAATCAACAAATCCGTCATTTATTGATATTTCAGGGAAACCTTCATAATACTTCGCCCAAAATTGAAGCCTATATTCGACACCTATTGTTGTCGCTACTTGATACAGTGCAACCGCAAGCGATTCTCTATTGAAACGTGGCGCACGTGTTCCGTTACGTCCGTCTGCAATCGTCAATGATGTTATAGTCGTTGCAATATAAGATGATGCATAGTCAATACTGGTTTCAAATTGTGCGCCCCAAAAATAAGTACCCTTTGTGCCGTCTGATGTACAAGCCAACGAGCCGTTTGAATTGACTGGTCCGAAATAAAAAATTCCACCTGAACCAGTAAATGCACGAGATACGACAATTAATCTATACCAACCGTTACTAGCATCTTCGATAAAACCTTGCACATTAGCCCCCACATTTCCAACAGTTCCAGTATTGATGTTAAACCATACAACGTTAAAGTTAATACCGTAAACAATAACCCAGTCAAAGTCTTTTTTCTTTGCGTAAACCGAGCTAATATAGTATTGACTTGCAGTGTACGATATGCTTGCCTTACCGATTAATCTATCATTGCCACTTCCATTGTTTGCAATATATTCTTCAGCCGTTAACGTTCCGATTGGTGAATTAACTGCGTTTGTTGATACTGTTCCGTTTAACTTATCCCAGTATGCATTGTTAAATTGTTCCGAATAACTTACAAGATTAGTTCGTTGCGCTTGAACAATACTTCCTTCGTCGGCAGTAACTGCAGTTGCAACCGTAGCTTTATACGATGTCATTGTATCGCCGATTTCTAATTGCGCACCCCAGGCAAATATCCCATTGCCAGCAACGCAGTCGTAAATTTCAACACCGTCATCATCTGTTGGTGATATTTGAACCAACGCACCTGATGTCATGTCAATATTATTTTTAGTAATATAACAACGATACCAGCCGTTTCCAATTTCTTCAATTCCAGCCGAATCGTTTTGGTTTGTTAATACCAAACTGTTTGCCAAGTCAAACCATGTAACAAAATATTCAGCAGTATTGCCGTCTTGCAATGTTAAATATCCAATGGTACGTTCCGCAGCCTTCATGTAACAAGAAAACGTCCAGTCATTAACACTTAAGTTTGTTTGCTGCGTTATAAACGCATAACAACCTGAACACGTATCTTCAACTATTTTATCAGCAGTTGTTGTCCCGTCAGGCGCAGTTGTGGCGTTTGCCGTTACTGGAAAATTTGCAGACCAAGCCAATCCACCACCTGATTCATCCAACCTTTGCGAATAGATAATTTCATTAGTTGCTGACGTTAACACCTTGGTCCAATCGGTGAATGTATCACCTGAACCCAGTTCAAAATCACCGTTAGATATTTCTTCGCCACCACCAATAATTGTTACTGTTACCTTGGCAACATCACTTGGCTGATCAAACATGCTTGAATTAACTGGCAAAGCATTTTGCGCTTCCGATCCACTTAAATTAATTACTTGATGATAAACAAGCACACCGTTTGAATCGTAAAACCTATACAACGCACCAGCACTGAACGATGTGTCATTACATGCAAAGTATAATGCCGCAGCTTCCGTTGCGCGTAATATTCGTGTCAATGCTGCTTCTGTTAAAAACTTCTTGCCAGTTGCTGCATCGTTAACCAAGTAATCGGTTAAGTCAACTTCATTGTATTGTATCGCTGCGTTTAACGCGTGCCTAATAGTTATTGCCATAGTTTATCCAGTTGGATTGTTTTCAACAAATTCAGCTTCGCCACCAATCGGTGAATCCGATGCTTCAAATAATTCATATCCGTATTTGACAAATGATTGTCTGTTTTTTTGTAATGTGTCTGATGCCAAGTATAAATCCGATCCAAGTACATCCGATGCCGTAAAGCCTGAATAGTTGTACGACTGAATCAAGCCTGACAAGTCAATATCAAAATTGCAGAATCCAGCAACGAACTGTGGACGGACCAATTTAGTCGCTGCAAGTAATGCCGTTGACGGTGCTGATGCGATGTAAATATAAAACTTTACAATGCACGAATAATTCTTGATGTATTTAAACGCCGTACCGTTTGAACTCAATCCAGTGATATACGGAATATTAGTAACCAAACTGGTCGCAGTTGGCACACTTGTTACGTAGCCAACCGTTTCGATTCCTTCAGTACCTGGTGCTGATGTGATCAATATAAAATCGCCTTTGACTAAATTATGTGCTGCCGAAAATGTCAACTGAACATAGCCAAGTGTATTTGTTACAACGGTAATCGTCTTTGCACTGCCAAGCGTAAAGTCATCACGCACAGTTGATACTGCCGAAACAGTTACTGGATTGTAAGCTGGTGCGTAATCAGGTGCGTCTGTAATCGTTAGTGCCATTTTATGTTAGTTGTGAATTTAAGTCTTTAAATGCTGCATCGGCAATAAGCTTGTCAATTTCAGGTTGAACCACGTCGGTTGTATCTGAAACAAATGCTTTGCCTTCGTAACCTTCGCGGTGAATCTTGCGCGTAATTAAATACGCCAATTCATCCTTGCTGATGTTCCCTTTAGGTGTTATGCCTTTGTCGTCTATCCATTGTCTAATCTTTGGACGTAACTGACCATTGCCACTGTTCACCGTTGCACCACGTCCGAAGTTTCTATAAAACCAGTATTGATTTGCTCGAACCGTTCCTGATACAAATCCTTCCGAATCAACAATCACGTCTTCTGCAGATGCCGACAACTTGCCTGATGCATTAATGTTCTGTTCAGCAAGTTGCTTAATCATTTCATCACGAAACAATTCCATGCTTACTCGTACCGCTTGTGTTATGTTGTCAACGTTTGCCATGATTATTCAAAGTCAGCGCAGCAATCGTCTTGCCACACAGTGTTAATTGTTACCGTAAACTGCCAGCCAATGTGGACTGAATCTTGCGTCCTAAACATTTGCGTTAACGTACCAGCTTGCAACTGATCAAAGCTATCATTGTCTGTGTCGTAAATCTTATACAACTTTGAAATCAATCCATTTGCAATTGATAGCGTTTCGTTGTACATCGTTACGTCTTCGTTCGTGTCTTGTTGAACTGATCCTGATTGAACCACGTGCAACGTCAACGTAAATACTTGCTGCTTGATGCCATTGTTAGCAATCGGTGCGCCTTGTGTTACCGTCGATAACCATACCATTGGATAATATCGATTGTCATCAGCATTTAACTGTGCAAGCGTACCATAACCAAATGGCAAGCGACCTTTGTACGATTCACATGCCGAATTAATTAGTGATATGATTTCGTTGTATTGCATCTGTCAAGTTCTTTTGATAGTTTAATTTGGTTTTTTGATACATTAAAAAATAATACACATCGTCAACTGGTAACTTCACAACCTCGTTCATCTTGAATATATCGCCACTAGCCAGTTGTTCGTATGTAGAATAAACGCCCCACTTTGCAAGTTCATCGTACCCAGCAATCGCTTCATCTGCAGTTGGTTCGTATTCCTGATATAAATATGAGAATTTTTTTTGATGTTCTTCAAAACTTTTATTGTAGAAATTTCGACAATAAACGCCAACGTCTGCTGGTAGTGATTTATAATAGTCAATTTTAGCCATTCGTTCCGAGTACGAATACTCACCATTGTGCAATAACGCAACGGTATTTGACAAGGTTGGACGTAATCGCCAGTGTTCAAACTGGTCCAATCGTAACTTGCCAATATCTTCATATTCCAATCCATACATATTTTCAACAAGTACCATATCTGAAAACATGAATTCGATTGCGTCGTTTAATATATCCAGCAAATCGTATGGCATTGATTGTATGTGATCAATTGGCGTGTCGGACAATATCGATATGTAATCTAATCGCGTTGGTTCGTTTGGTAATAACGATGCCATATCTTCAAGTTCACCAACGGTTATGTCAGATAATTTTGTTGGTATCTGTCTGAAGTATGTTTGATCCGATATTGAGTATTGAAACTTTACCATGAATAATCCAGTTCGTTTTTACGTGTTGCATTCCAAACAAGGTAACGTGCAGCATCCAATGCATCGTCCAAGAACTTAACTGGTTCTTCTAATGACTTACCGTTCTTGTCAACCTTCCATTTGTACGATCGCATTTCTTTTATCAAGTTTGTGCTGGTCTTGGTTATGTGAATATTAAACGACTTCATCTTGTTGATGCCGTCCCAAACTGCCTTGTCTGCTTTTTCAATGTTAAACCCAGCACGATAAATTTCTTCAATCGTTTCAGGTCGTGCAGCATCGGCGTATATCGATGAACTTGAACTGACACCAGCTTGTTGCATTCGATCAATCAGTTCTTGTGTAATCAACTTCGATTCGTAAATCACTTCATCCAAGTACAAGCACATCGTATCGGTATCGACTATACCACGAATCAATGCAGTTGGATGATTAAATCCAAAGTCCAAACCGTAGATTATTTCACCGTCAGGTAATTCATCTACCAAATGCCAGTTCGGATAAATCAAGCCTTCAATCTTGCCAGTCATCCCACGACCGTAAACCTTCCACATCTGTTCGTCTTGTTCACGCAAAGATTCAATGTTGTCAATGATTGACTGTGGACAAAACGGATTGTGTCGGTAATCGGATATAAATAACTTGACGCGGTCATGTGGCAATGTCAATATCTTTTCATGCACCCAAAATTCACTTGACGGATTATAATCCAAGAACGTTTGCTTTTTGGTTCGCATCTGAAGTTGGTTGTAAATCTCGTATGGAATACCGTTTGCTTCGTTCAAAAACAAATAATCGCGTTTACCGTTCTTGGCATCTTGTTCGTTATCGTAAGATTCAAACTCGATGATACTGCCATTAGTAAACGTGTAGATACGTTCCGACTTGTTGTAAGACTTCACATGGTCCGATATTGACTGGTCGCATAATACGTACTGTTCAAAGTCGCGCAATGCCCCACGCTTCAAATTCGGAATATCTTGGCCAACTACGGTGATAATTGAATTCGGTTCTTGTATAGCACGAATTGCAAGCACCTGAAGAATGCAAACGGTCTTGCCTGAACTCGATCCACCCTGGTTAACAACGATTGGAATATTGCAGTTATAGTTGCATTCAAACAATACTGATGTGTTTAGCATGTTTATTCGATTTCGTTTTCGTCTGATGCGATTGGTGCATCGGTCTTGATAATGTTGATTGTTAGTTTGGTCTGAATCGGATTATCTTCGTCGCCAGTCAGCTTGATTGAATCACCGTACTTTTTAGGCATCAATTTACCAAGCATCCATTTTCTTGCATCTATACGTACACGACTACGTTGGACAAATTCTTGATTAAGATATTCGTTGCCGTCTTTATCACGTTTAACATCGCCGCTTGAATCGTCAGCTATTTCAATAATTTCTTCAAATAACTTATCAGCCCTGGCTTCGCACGCGCACGCGTATTGTAATCGTCTGTGTTCATCTGAATTAACCCAACTGGTAAATGTATTCGAACTGATGTGTAACTCTCTTAAAGCGTTTCGTAATGCGACGCCTTGTTCAATTTTCTCAATCACTTGATTGAACTTTTGATCAATTTGTTCTAATGAGTAGGCCATATTGTTTTAATTTACACAAATATAATCAATGCGAATCAAAGCAACAAAATTGGTATCACTTTTTAAATATTATATGTTTAAACATCCAACAGTGCTAAAAACGTTCCTAACAGTGCTAAAAATATTTTTTTTCGGCACTGTCCAAAAGTGCGTTTTTATATACTTAAAGGTTATTTTTTTTCTTTTTTTTTGTTTTAGTTCTTAAAGTACTTAAAAAAAATAAAAAAAAAACTAAATAAATAATAATAATAAAATATAGTAAAAATATTATAAAATTTTCGGCACTTTCAGCACTATTTATGCAAAAAGTTGATTTCAATGCAATAGGCCCAAAAAAAACAGTGCCAAACTGGTTTTCAATTTGGCACTGTAAAAACGATTTTCAGCACTGTTTAAAACACGAACCAATTTATTCCCATACTTCGGTAAGTTTCAAACGGCTTGTTAAAGTGGAAGCAATACAATCGCATGTAGCTGGCAAACTTTTGCGATGAACAATACTTTTTGACGTTTTCGTATTCTTCTGTGAACTGCTTATACAACACCGAACGGTCATGGCGTCCAGTTAGCGTTTTATCTTGCATCCATTCAACGAACTCCTTTGATGTGGACGATATTAGCTTCTTGTACTCTA